GGTTGGTTGAAGGGTGCGCTTAGTACCGCTGCATCTGTAGCTGGTGGCGTGACCAATGCAGTCAGGGGCGCATTAGAAAAAGTTGTTGGCGATGTACAGGAAGCCAAAGCAAAAGTTGAAATAACTGTTCCTGATGCGCCTAAAACGCCTGCTTTGAATGCGGTCATTCCTACAGGTGGGCTGACTGGTGGCGGCGGCAGCAGCGGTGGCGGCAGCAGCGGCGTCGACAAAGCAGCTCAAGACGCAGCCCGATTGGCGGAAGAAATTGCAAAAGCCTCGCAAAACGCTGCTGATTTAGTCGCACGGTTTACTGAAGGCAGCCGCCCACTGCAAGAGCAGGTTGAGGATGCACAAAAGCTGGTTGACATGATTAACTCTGGTGTCAACAGTGACGAGGCAAAACAGGATATTGAGCGGGCCCGCGAGCTATCAGACATTCGCCTTGCAGGTGCTGAGGCTATCGCTGATTTACAGAAGATCGAGAACCTTGGGGCTAAGGAGCTGCAAGAGGCAGAGGCTGCTATCAATGAGCAAGTCAATGAGCGCATTGCTAATCAGCAGCGGCTGAACAAACTCAAAGATCAGACCAAGACGCTGACAGATCAAGAGCGTGCAGCTGAGCAGGCCGCAAAAGATGCACAGGCTCAGTCAGATCAATTAGCAGAGGGCTTGGCAGGTGACTTGTCTAGTGGCCTCAAAGACATCTTGGTTACTGCGATTAAGGGCGGTGACGTCAAGCAAGCTGCAATGCAGTTGGTTGAAAGCTTGGCCAACCGTTTCCTAGATGCCGCGTTTAGTCAGGTCGAAGATGCGCTAAGCGGGTTGTTTAAAGGTTTCTTGTCAGGTGAAGAGAAGGCAGCCACAACACAGCTATCAGCCGGGCAGATCATGCAGACGGCCTCACAAACAAACATGCAAGCTGCGCAGATGATGCAGCAGGCTGCAGCGCAAATGGGCGGAGCCGGTGGTGGTGGTGGTGGACTAGGCAGTTTGTTTGGTGGTGGTGGACTGGGCGGCTTGTTAGGCAGTTCTGGAGGAATTGGTGGTTATTCGATTGCACCCTCAGCTGTGCCTTTGACATCTGGGATGAGTTTCTTCGCTACTGGCGGCGTGATGCCGCCCAACTCCACGGCGTTAGTAGGCGAGAACGGCCCTGAGTTGATTTCAACTGGCGGGACTCCCGCACGCGTATCTAATACGTCGCAGACCGACGAAATGCTGAACCGTTACGGCGCAAGCGGCAGCACCATGACGATGGCACCAGTTCAGACCAGCTTTGAATTACAGACCACCGTGATCAACGGCGTTGAATATGCGACCGTTGATCAAGTGCGTGCCATGGGTCAATCAGCTACGCGCCAGGGCGCCAAACTTGGCGAAGCTAACGCCTTAAAGGGGCTGCGTAACCGCCGCTCCACTCGTCAATCCTTGGGCATCTAATGGAACGCATCGCGCAGCTAGTAGAAGTTAGAAAGCGGGTTGATGGTCGCTGGGTCAGGCGCTTTCAGAACTATCTAGCCAACGGTTCAATTGTTTATAGAGGCAATAGTTTCCCCTATTTGCCCTTTCTCTATGCCGGTGCAACCCGGAATAAGGCAGGCGACAACATGGAATCGGCCATCGTGTTTGCTGTTAATCGTCTCGTGACCACGTCGCTGGTCGAGCATGTCGAAGATAGATACATGTATTCGATCTCGACGGTAAGCATGGCTGAGGACAACAAGCCTGCGCGAACCTTACAAACTGACCTATGGCTAGCGGCTTCAATGGCTTACAACGACACTGAGGTTGAGCTGCTTCTGTCGTCTGCTTTGGACGCTGTAGGAGCCAACACCCCTAATCGAATCCTGACGACCGACCTCGTCGGCAGATTGCCGGTGTCTGGCAGCGTTCAAACCGGCTGATGGATCCAGTCAAGTTGATTGGGATGCCGTATCGATTGGGCGCCAACCCGGTTGACCATGGCGCTGCTGATTGTTTAAGCCTTTGCCGCACGGTCTTGACGTTTTACGGCATTGATACACCAGAGCCAAAACGCAGTTGGTATCGGCGCCTGAAGCGTGGAGATACTGATGTTTTTGCTGAGGAATTAACGGCTTGGGGGCAAAGAACAACCACTCCTAGAATCGGTGTAGTTGGGCTTTGCCTGTCCGATAATGGTGCAAAGGGCATGGCAGTGTTTTGGGAAAACGGATGGCTAGCGTTCGTGGGCAAGGCGGTGAAATGGTGCCCTATCGGGGCATTACAAATAGACGCGCTTTACTGCCCGCAGAGCAAAGCCTGATTGAGACGCTTGGCTGCACAAAGGAAGAGTATTTTCAATTTTTAGAGGATTGTCATTACGCATCAATTGAACGGGGTAAGGAATATGCGCTAATTCCTGACGTCAGAAATGATCCTGTATCGCTAGCCATCAACCTTGTTATTGGGTTGGCGCTGACTGCTGTTAGTGCGTTGTTGGCACCAAAGCCATCACAGCAGCAGCAAGATGAAAGGCGCAGCATTAAGACCGCTGATCAAAAGGGTCGTGATCGCTTTACGCCTTATGAAAGCTTTGGCAGTGTTCAGGAGCTAGCGACCTTAGGCAAGATTATTCCTCTGATCTACACGAGACGGGGTGTAAGGGTTAACGGTCAGCTGCTTTGGTCACACCTAGATTCGCAGGGCTCCAGTCAGTTGCTACGGGCCATTGTCCTTTTCGGAAATGGCATTACAGGACGACCTAGTTTTGATGGCTTTGCCATTGGCGATCAGCTTATAAAGAACTACGGCGCTGCTCGGATGCGTCTGTTCTTTTCTAGTGGTGAACGCAACATTCGACCTAGTAAGCAAGGATATAGCCGTTTACTTAGGTCTGATCAATACGAGGAGACTCAGCAAGGTGATTGGGCGATTAAGTTGCCGAATGATCCGTTCACGATCCTTGATGATGAGTATCTAGAAAAGGACGGGGAAAATGGTCGGGATTGGTATCCGTACTTTAGCGGTACGCGAAATGTTAATGCGAATGCTGAGTTTGGCGTCCATTCTCCAATTCCTAATGGTCATGTTTTTAGGCTGCCGTATGAGTTAGTCCTGATTTACGACGGGAACAAGCAGGCCAAAGAGGACGCCCGAAAGAAGAACGACAAAATTCGACAAGGTTTTTCTAGCTTTGCAAGCTTGGTACAAGCAGACAATGAAAAGGCAAGCTCAAAACCTAAGCGTGTAAATGTCAAGGCAGGTGAAATCCTTAAATACCGTATTGCAGACGATCAATACGACCCGGACAAGTATCAGCCTTGGGGTTTGACCGATGTGAATGGTTCGATTAATGCACGGCGTATTGAGGCCGACGAGCGTCTGCAGATAGGCGAAGTTTTTCAGGTTGGCGATATTCGTGCCGTTGTAGTGAATCGCCCTTCTGACATTTGGGATATTGGCGAAGATCACGAATATCAGCTGCGAGCAATTGAAAGCGGTGTTGTCTATGTGGTTCGTCCTGATGCCACTGTTGAGATGCCAACAGAAATTTCGCCGCTAATGCGTGTGAATGATGGTGTAGTCACTAACAATCGTGATTGCAACATTACAGAGATTGGATTGAAGTCGACAGTATGGAAGCAAATTACATCGTTTGCAAACGTCAATAGTGAGCCTGACGAAAGCACGTTGAAAGAATATGAAAGAGAAGGAGACCAGATCCAACTAGGCCAAATGGCGAAATATCTGATTCGCTATTCGTTCTTCCGTGTTTGCGTGCGTCCAAAGGGCGGCAAATGGCAATGGTTGACTGGCGACAAGTTGCTCTGCATTCGGGGTAATACGCCACAAGCTAAATATAATTCCTTGCGCATTCATCACCCTGAAGGGCAGCACGAATACAAGATTGTGCCAGTGACTGGCTCCCAGGTGATGAAGCGTTTAGGGACTGTTGCATTCCGTTTGCAGCACACGTCTGATCTTTATCAGATGTCTAGTGGTGACTTTGATCTGTATATCAATGCCTCGCCTTTTACGCTGGGCGTTGAACAGCTGTCTAACCCAGAGTGGATTCGTGGCAAGCCACCCACTGCGTTTGGCAATGTTGAAACGTTAAAACGTCCCGTAGTGGGGCGAGTCCCTTCACAGAAGGGTCCTGGTGCAATTGAGACAAAGTACCACTGGGACCCTAACAATCGAATGGACAAAGGCCGTGATGGCATTTGGGAAGATGCTAACCAACGCAATTACCAAACCCATTTTTACTGGGATGGTAAACGCATCAAATCGAAACGATTTAAGCATGGCAAGCCACATGAAATTAAAAAGGATGGTTATAAATATTGGAAGGGCGAACCAAAGAGTGGCGGTAGAAGTTGGGAGATTAAACGCCAGAAGATAAAGTCTGAATCTGATGGGGTCATTTCACGTGTCACTGTTAACAAATTAGTTGGCGACCGCTCAAATGCAAATACAGCAGAAGTGCGTTCTACGGAATGGAAGAAAAAAGGCAGAGTTGTCGCCTACACGTTTGAGCTAGCCAAGGAGGGAAGTGGATATTTTGATGGCGAAAATGCAAGGGTTGACGGCATTCGCTTTGATGGGAAAAATGTTTCTATAAAAATTCGCACTAGCGCGCAAGTTTATGGTGGTCAAGAAAATTTAAATCCGTATGACGCCATCCTTGATTATTTTAAATATGATGCAGAGCGTTCTAGCCATCAAGATGGCCCTGAGCACAGCATTGCCTTTGTCAACGAAATACTGGATGAAACTGATCTAGGCGCTGAATATGAAAAGCTGGCAATTGCTGGCGTAGCAGTAAATAGCGGTTATGAATTTAACAGCTTTAACAGCATTTCAGCTTATTTTACTGAAGGAATGCACGCTGAAGATCTATATCCAGCAAGGGGTATTAAGCGTGCAGTTAATACGTTGCCTGAGATTGCTTATGACTTGTTGACCAATAAAGAATATGGCGTTGGAGAGCTGGTTGGTCGCGAGTTTGTTGACAAGTCCAAGATGGCAAAAGCTACTGAATTTTGCACGCAAAACGGTTTCTTTTGGGATGGTGTCATTACAGAGCAGGTCGCCATCCGCGATTTCTTATATCAGCAGGCTGCCTATTGCATGATGCAATTCTGCTGCTTCAGTGGAACGTTCTTTCTCCAGCCAGCTTTCCCTGTTCATTCTGATGGTCGTGTGCATAGCAGTAGAGGAGATGGCGATGAAAGGCGATCAAAGGCCGTTGATATTGCTGGGTTATTTACAGATGGGAATATGCGTGGTTTTGAAATTACGTTTCTTCCTCCAGAACAGCGTCAGAGCTTTAAGGCTGAATTGACTTATCGCGAAGAATCGACCAACGGTTTCCCTGAAGTTAAAACTATTCATGTTGCGTTGAAATCACGCAAAGAACAAGGCGGTGACAAGCCTGGTGGCTCGGACAACGACCCGACGGAAACTTTTGATCTGACGCAGTTCTGCATTAACGAAGAACACGCCATCCGATTTGCAAAATATGCCCTTCGTGTTCGGACATTGTCGACGCATACCTGCAGTTTTGAGACCACCCCAGAGATGGCCCAGGGCGTCAAGCCTGGTGACTTCATCCGTGTCATGACGGAGTACACCCACTTCAGCCGGTTTGACACTGGCAGTGTCGCTCCTGATGGCAGCATCCAAAGCCCAATGGAAATTAAAAATGGGCGCTATCCAGTCTTTTATTGGACAGTGGGAACCATTGGCGTCAAAAATGGCACAATGACGGTTTCAGGTGGAAAGACTACGCAAAGCCAATTTAAAAATTCGATGTTTTGTGTCCGTGGTGTCGAGACAAAGGACAGGGTCTATCAAGTGGAGTCGCTGGAATTTGGCGAGACCGATGGAATGGTCAAGCTAATAGCGGTGTATACGCCTGTAACCAACGGGAAACTGCAGCTCTTAGATTGGGATGACGATGATTTTGAGATTGTTGACTGATGGGCAAAGGTCATCGTTTCCCGAACATTTCACCAACGTCTCGCGTGTTTCGTCCCGGCACACCGGCTACGAAAGAATTTCAAGCGCAGAACGGTGCTGTCACCCTTGTCAGTTACGGGAAGTTAATGGTCAACGATGAGCTTGATTTTGGGTTTAAAGCAATCCAATGGTCTGAAGCTCGACAAATACAGGCCAACTATCGCGCTGTGATGGCAGATGATGATTACGTTGAATTCACCAAAGGGCATCAATGCTTTCGTGATGTAGAGGACCAAGATGCTTTATGGCTTATTGGTCCAACTCATAATCGTTGGCGTTACGCGGCAGCGCCTGTTTTTACTGCTCTGACGACTCGCGTTGTTGACGTACAGGTCAAGCTAATCAAGCAATTGCTGACCGCTTAGACTGACGTTATTGCTTCGTAGGGCTAATGGCTCTTTATACCGGTCAGCACGGAATTCTCTATCACGAGAAATCGCCAAACGGTAAAGGCAACAGCCTGCAGCAGGCGGCCAACGTCAGGAGCTGGCAGGTCAACATGACCCAAGCGATGCTGCCTGTAACAAGGCTTGGCGACAGCTGGGAAGACCGTTTGGGCGGATTGAAATCGATTACAGGTACGGCTGAGATCTATTACTACAGGAACAGCAATGGCTCAGACAGCACGGTGTCTGAGCTGTTTGATCGCTTTTTACAGCAAGACACACAAGCAAATAATTACTCGATGATGTTTCGCCTTAGGCAGGATGGAACCAACAGTGACCTGAAGTTTTGGGGGCTAATCTCTAATTTCACCATGACGTGCTCAGTCGGTGAAGTAGTGAGCGCTCAGATTACATTTGAGTCTGACCGGGCTCCTAGAAAAGAGAATTTCTGATTCATGGCTGTCTACCTGGGTTCAACCGGGTCGGTCCGGCTGACCCGTGATACGAGCAAAGGCTGGATGGACACCTTGCTCGACGCGCCTGATGTCAATCTCGATCAGCGGCGATTCTCTGTCAATTTCTATAGCGAGCTAAATCAGAAAGGTATTAACTGGGATCGCACTGAGGCTGAACGCGAGCAGACTGACTCATTACTGCAGTTCATCTCTGGCGACCGAGTAGAGATACGCACGATGCCGGATGCAAACGGCGTTAGGCCACCGTTAGCGCTTATTCCAGGCTGGGAGGGAAATAGCATTACCCGTTATGTATATGTCGACCAAGCCGGTGGGATGCGGCTTTATAGCGAGTTTGGCGACAGCTTGGCAGGCAAAATTAAAAACGCACTTGAGTTAGCGCAACCAAGCAAGCCGCAGTACATCGAGCTACGAACACGCAATAGCAGCGCTGCGCGTTTTCTTGCTCAATGCACTGAATGGGAGATTACGACTAGCAGGGACTCAATTGACACAACCCGTCTAGGCAACCGTTATCGGCAGATGTACGAGAACGGCGTCATTCAAGGACAAGGCCGTCTGACTTGCCTGTGGGAACACGAAATTAAAAAGTGCGACCCAATGGTCTGTAGTGATACGCGCTTGCCTGAACTGCCGGTTTATTTAGCGCAACTGATTCTTAGGTTGGATCAGGGTGCTGATTTTGTCGGGCAATTCTATGTTTACGACGACCCCGGCAACGACGAGCAGTCGGTCTGGTATCAAGCCGACACCTGCATAGTGACTAACTGCGTTGTGTCAGTTGCCGCTAATGCTGTTGTTGAGTCAACCATTGAGTTCGTCTGCTCTGGTCGTGTGATGCTGCGCCAAGGTATTCAGCCTGACAGGATTCTGCTTGATCCCAACACAATGGGCGTTACCCGTGATGCTGGATTCCTGCTGGATGAGTTTAACAATGAGCAAGTTCAACAGCAGCAAAGGGCTGACGATTAAAGGGCTCCTAAACTAGAGAAAAGTTCTGCGTACCTAATGGCTGATCTTCGCGTAACGCAGCTGCCGCCGTTACTTGATACCGAACTAGAGAACGCCGATCCGCTGCTGATCTCGGATGCGTCGGCTAGTGAGTCAAAGAAAATCAGCCCTGTTGACCTGCTGGAAGGTAGCGCACGATTGGCGCCTGATGGAACGATTCCATCGAGCAAATTGGCCTATCCGCTGCCGCCGCAGGTGGTGGATAACCAGGCCATTATTGATCAAACAATAGAAGCTGGGAAGTTAGTCCCGGACACGTTGACGGCTAATGAAATTGCGCCGAATGCAATTGGGGCAAGTGAACTGGCTAATGCGGCTGTTGACACTGCTGCAATACAACCGGGCGCTGTCACAGGCAGCCCTGGCGGCAGCATTGCCGCTAACACCATTGACACCAGTAACATTGTGCTGGCGGGGCTGGAAAACGGCGCGATTGCTGATGGGGCTATTACCTACAGCAAAACCGACTTTGAAGACGGCGATATACCAGGCGCAAAGATTACCCCGGACAGTATTACGGCTGGGCAGATCGGACCAAATGCAATCGGGGCCTCAGAGCTAGCTGATAACTCTGTTGATAATTCAGCCATTCAGGTTGGGGCTGTAACCGGCAGCCTGTCAGGTTCTATTGCGGCGAATACGATCACCGCCGAAAACATGGGTGCGGCCAGCGTTGGTCAATCTCATCTGCAAGCCAATGCGGTTGACACGGTCAATGTGATCGACAAAGCGATTACTGAATCAAAAGTTAGTGATGCGGCGATTACTGAACGCTGCCTTGCGGCCGACTCCGTGGGCGTTCAGCAGCTGCAAGACGCCTCTGTCGACACAGCGTCTCTGATTGACGAAAGCGTCACGACTGAAAAAATCGCAGTGCAGAACGTCACTGCTGATCGCTTAGCTGCTGATTTGCCAGGGACGATTCTGGCACCTGATACGTTGTCCTCTCGCGAGATTGGTCCTGAGGCAATTGGTGCGCAAGAGATCTCCGTTGATGCTGTAGATCGTGGTCTAGATAAAGACAGCGGACGTATCGGTCATACCAATGCCCTGCTAGCTGGCACGGCGTCAGGGCTCGATTACGACATTCATGGGCATATCACCGGACCCAGTGCTGAGGGCATCTTGTCGGCTGAATTGCCGATAGCAACAGAAGACGAGCCTGGCGCGGTCATGGTGCCGTCTGATTCAGGGCTTTCGGTTTCAGCTGCTGGTCGCTTAAGTCATGAAGACAGCGTTGTTGCAAGTACGGTCAGTGGCCTTACTTACAACGAAACCGGACACATCACACAAGCGGTGCCGCTTACTGGTGATGACTTGCCTCCTGCTACTGCCACCAACCTGGGTGGTGTCAGTGTCCCTGGACCCACTGTCATCGTTGATGGTGCTGGCGCAATTAGCCATAACGTTTCAGGCGTCACTGCGGGGGAATATCCAAAAGTTGTGGTTGACGCTGAGGGTCATGTCATCAGCGGCGACATCCTTTCGCCGATTGACATCCCTGAACTAAATGCAGACAAGATTACTGCCGGACAGCTTCCAACAGAACGGTTAGCTGATCGAAGTGTCACTCAGCAAAAGCTGGCTGATTACTCAATTGCGTTTATTCAGGAGGATATGCCAATCCCGGACCCTGGCGGTCCGACGTTTCATAACGGCTGCCTGTGGTTTCAAGAATCCACAGGTCAACTCAACATGTGGAACGGCAACAGTTGGATGCCTGTCGCTCGCGGTGCTCTCGCTGCACAAAACCTGCGTTGGGGTGGCGGCATTGATGCCGAAACCGGTCTGTGCTCTTATCTGACTGATTTTGGTGTTGCTGCTGGTTTAGAAGTTGGCGAACCACTGCGGGTCGCTAGTGACACCCTTAGCGGTCTGTATTTGGTGGTCACAAAGGCTGGTACATCTATTGATGTTGATGCAGTACGTGGCCTGAGCTTTGGCGAAGGTGATTGGGTGTTATGCGTTGATTCAATTAACGGCTGGATTCGTATTGACCAGTCTTCTGCTGGCGGTGGCGGTGGCGGTGGCGGCGCGTCATTCCTTGATCAACTCAATGATGTAACCATCAGTGGCTTGGTAAATGGGCAGCTGCTGCAATACAACGGCACGTCTGCTCAGTGGGAAAACAAAATGACGATCAACTGGGCAAACCTCAACTTGTCCGGCGCTGGCAGCATCGTCACTTATGCCACGACAAATGGAGGCGAGTTAATTGCCTGCACGGAGATTGACGGCGGGAATTACTAATTCTGCTTGCGTAGACTGAATGCATCGCCTTCTGTGGCGCTGCATTTTGCTCTGTAATCATGGCTAACCCCGTCATTCGTCTCAAGAAATCTGGAGACAAGGACAAAGCGCCTGCCTCTCTGGCTCAGGGTGAGCTAGCCGTTAACTACAACGCTGA